TTGAAGTCGGCCAGCATCTGCTCGCGCTGCTTCTTCGGAGTCTCGCCAGTCACGCAGTCGGCCGCGATGCCGTGTTGACGCAGGACATCGGCTACATGGTGGGCGTGCTTGACGCCTGTGCAAAACACCAGCCAGGCTTTACGCTCGCCTGCCAGATCTATGACCTCACGCACCACGCGCTGGTTGTTGTCTTTGGTATCAACGGCGGCCTGCAGCTCGGCCTCTATGAACTCCCCGCCACGCTTGTGGACGCCAGAGGTGTCCAGCTTGGCCTTGGTGACCTTGCTGCGTAGCGGTGCCAGGTAGTTCTTGAATACCAGCTCCTCGATGCTGACCGGCTCGATCAGGTCGTCGAACAGCGCAGGCTTGTCAGTAATCAGGCCGTGGCCGAGCCTGTAAGGCGTAGCGGTACACCCAACCACCCGCAGCGCAGGGTTGATGGCCTTCAGCTCGCCCAGCAGCTTGCGGTAGCCTCCTTCGTCCTTGTGGTTGACCAGGTGGCACTCATCGATAATCACCAGGTCGATGTGGCCAAGTTCATTCGCCTTGCTGCGCACTGACTGGATGCCGGCAAAGGTGATCGGCTCACCGAGCTGCTTCTTGCCGATGCTGGCGCTGTAAATGCCCATCGGAGCGCCTGGCCAATGCAGGCGCATCTTCTCGGCGTTCTGCTCAATTAGTTCCTTAACGTGCGTCAACATCAGCACGCGCGTCTCTGGCCAGTTCTGCAGGGCGTCCTTGCACAGGGCGGCAACGATGTGGCTCTTGCCTGAGCCGGTCGGCAGCACTAAACATGGATTTCCGTGGTGGCCGGCCTCGAACCAGGCATAGAGTTGGTCGATGGTGCGCTGTTGGTATTCTCTCAACACGGCAATTTACCCCATTGATCTGCCATTGCCTTGGCAATTCCTTCATAGGTTTCGCTGCGAAGTTTCCAGCGATCTTCACTTGGTGGCATAAAATGGATGCGTTGTTCGCGGCCTTCCACCACGTTTGTCGGCTTGAGGTGAGGAAGACCTTTCAGCCACAGGCATGTTGCTTTCGTTTCTCCATGCCCGAACATCCACGGCTGAATGATCTGGTCAGGCTTGCGCCACAAGCTGGACATGATGCACACCGGATTTTCAATGGCAATCATTGGGATGTGTTCGGCGCGTCTGTGCAACGCCATGAAAAATGAAGCGCTTGCTTGTTGGCGTCCAATCATTCTTTTGGCCTCAAAATGCCTTGCACCAGACACCGATAAATCAGTGCATGGAGGATGCGCAATCATCAAATCCCACGGGTAATCTATGACATCAAAAACATCACCTTGATAGTGTGGCCCTGGCGCATCTGTTGGCAGCAAATCACAACTCATCGCTTCTGCCACCCCCCCCCCGATGAATGCATCTCGAACACGGCCAGAGTATTCACAAGCCACCAAAACACGCAGCTTTTTCACCCCACAATCCTCGCATCAAAAGTCTCGCGCAGCTCCTCGACATACTTGTCTCCAATGCTGCACATCTTTGGGTTGGCCAGAATCTCGCGGCTGGTGTAGACATGCGCGTCTCCTTCACCATTGGCAACGTCATGGCCATCAATCTCGTAAACCGCAAACCACGGCCAGGAACTGTCTTTCATCTTCCACGGCACCAAGTCTGGATGCAGCACATGGCTCTCGCAGGCTTCGCGCTGAAACTCGACCGGAATGCCGTCTGCGTTGTGGCGCTCGCAGCGCCAGGTGCTGTCCTCCTTGGCCGTAGCGTGGGCGCAGGTGCGGCAGTTCACATGCTCAGTAGTCTTGGTCTTGTGGCAGAACTCGTGCGCTTCGCAAAACTTGCACTGGTACCAGCTCGGATCTGTGCTGATCGGCTCAGGCATGCGGTCGGACAGCGCCAGCCTGCGGCCGCGTTCGATGTATTTCTTGGCTGCTGCCTTGTCGTAGGTCACGCGCTCGGTGTAGATGCGGTCATCGTCCTTGCAGACGGCCAGATACAGCGCGCGGTCGATCTTGGTGCCGTGCATGTAAAGCTGCATCTGGACCCAGTGCTGGGGCTTGGACTTCTCGACACCGTTCTTCTCTAAGTCGGCAAATGACTTAGCGCTGTGCGTCTTAAACTCTGCAATGTGGCGCTTCTTGGGCGCTTCCGGCACGCCAGACTCGATAATCCCGTCGATGCTGCCGGAAACGTGCGCACCAAAGTCTACGCGCTCCTGATTGTTCCACGTGGAACGTATATCCAGACCGATGGCGCGCAGGTCCGACACAATTGTGGCTTCCTCCTGTGTTCCGCGCCTAAACAGGCGCAGAATGCGGCCAGGAAACTTAGATTGGACTGCCCAGCGAAACGACAGCCACAGCCATCGGTCGCAGGGATGTCCAAGCTGAGACGCTCCCATGTGCGGCCTTGGCAGCTCGGCCAGGCTCTCGTGGTGCTTGTCGATAAGGCTCTGAATGCTATTTGTTGGTTCTGGAATTTTCATAACTAATCACTTGCATTTAATAAAAGCCATCGCCAACACTATGACCACAATCAGAAACAATAAAACATCGTTAAGCCATTCCATTTTTGCTCCTCAGTTTGGATTCAATGGCGCTGGTCTCAATCCAATTTTTAAAGGACACAACGCGATCTAAACTATTTGCCCACCGATCAAACTCAGTTAACCTGCAACTGACATCTACAACAAACTCACCCGCCCACCAGCGAAAACGGTATGCACGCCCTCTGTAATGGCTTACAGATTCATACTTGTAAAAATTACGGGCAACGCTATGCCCTCGCCTCTTCAACATGGTTTTTAACTGGCTCGGACTCATGCCGCACAATTGAGAGCGAGTAGGACGTCTGGCTTTGTACTTCACAGCCGCACCCAAAGCCTAGCCGTGCTACCGGGTATCCGGCGTGACGACACCAGCCCACACCTACGCATCGTTTGCAGGATGCGAGACACCACCGGCGATGGGATTTCTGTAGCGTCACTGATCTGTGATGATAGGCACTCGCCACCCAGTTCTATCATTGCTTCGTTGATTTGCCTCACGCGCTCGGCGTGAATAAGTTCTTTTGATTGTTTACTTGCAAACTTATAGCCGGGTTCATCAGGGTCGGCAAAGCTCACTATGCGCGGTGCCTGAAATCCGCTTACAATCGGTTCTGTTGGTATTAAAACGTCTATAATAGACATGTTTGACTCTCCGTTTTGATTGCCCCAGTCCTCTTACGAGGCTGGGGCTTTTTTTTCTTACTTCCTTGCCCATGGCGGTGCGGCCTTGGCAGGTGCAGGTGCAGCAGGAGCTGCTGCAGGCGCGCTGCCTCCTGTCAAAGACTTAAATGCTTTTACTTCGTTCTGAGCAGCATATTGCTCAGATGCTGCGCGGATATCAAGTTTGATCGACAGACTGCCACCGATCAGTTGGTCTGTGTCTGTGACCTTTGGCAAGCCAATTGCGCGCATGATATCGCCAAGTTGCTGCCGGCCAATCTCCTCGGCCTTGGCTGACTTGTTCTTAATGTTAAGGTTTCCAAACACAACGCGGCCCTGGTGGCTTGGCCCGGTAATGTCGTAGCGCACCTTGATGTACTGGCCTGAGCCGTCTTTGGTTGGCTTGAGTTCTGCGGCCGTGATGTTGGCGTTATACCAGCCAGCAGGCAGCGGATCGTAGCTGCCGGTATTGCCTTGAGGAAGTTCGTTGATGTCAAAAGTTTGATCTAGCGATGCCATGTTATTTCTCCTTGCGAGTGATGGTAAAAGATGGGCGGCCAGGCTTGGCCGTTATTGCTGATGCAAGTGGTTTGGTAATTGCGCTGTCGGTCGCCTTCCAGATTGCCATGTTGATCTCCGGCTTCCATCTAAACAGCTTCGCAAGGTGCTCGGTCAGGCCATGTTCAGCGGCCAGCTCTTGCACCTTATCACCATCGACCTTGCGGTCAATGCGGCCGACGATCTTTATCGTGTATTTGTCAGGATCTACTGTTTCGGTGCCTTCCAGATTCTCTGACACACCAGCCAGCGATTTAATGCGATCCTCGATCTTTCGACGGTCCTCTGTCGCTTCCTTCTCGGCTTCCTTCACATTAGTCCACATATAGGCCAGCTCGTTAAGGTCATCTGGTAGTTTTTCAGGCAGCGCCATTATTTCCTCCCTTGTTCAATCATCGCGTCGGCCAGCATGTAGGCATTTGCCGCTACCAGCCATTGGTCGTAATGCACTTGTCCTTGATAGCCGCAGGCGCTAACGATAGCTTGCATGGCTGCGACTGCTATCTGATCGCGGCGCTGCCAAACAGCGGGATCACAAAAATCCGGCCCCCGCTTGGCCAGAAAATCTTTCAGCTCTTCACTCATGATTACTTCCCTCCTATTTTTTTAATGATTGCCTGCACATCAGGTGCTTCCCATGCGTCCAGCTTGCCGCTGCGGTCCTTGGCGAGCCAAAGGCCGTCGCTGTCGCACATCAATGCGCGCTGGGTGTTTCCCTCGCCATCCTTCTCGACACGCAAGGCCAAGACTTCATCAAAAAAGTAAGGTAGCGCCTGTCCGGTCTTGTTGCCAGGCATCGAGGGCGCATACAGCACCCGGCCCATCTCGTCCTGCGTCTTCTCCAGCTTGGCGCTCATGTAAACGTGCCGGCCAGGTAGATCGCGGAATGCCCGGATGATGTCGGCCATTTGCTCCTGCATTGCACCGTATGCCTGACGCGGGTCTTTAGTGGCTTTCTTCTCAGCGTTCAGCACCACCTCGGCAATTTCCGAGATGCTGTCCAGCGCCACCGACTTGTAGGACTTGGCATCGTCGGACTCGGTCAGCCACTTGTAGGCTTCCCGCAGTGTTTCCATATCGCTGATTTCAATGTAGGGCAGGTCTGCGTCCTGGATGGACAGCAGGCCGCCTTCGGCCGACAGCACAATGGGACTGGGGAGGGTCTTAATCAGGCTGGTTTTGCCAGCGCCAGCCTGGCCATAGACCAGAACTTTCACACCGTTGGCAGACAGACTGCCGGTGGTTTTTACGTTAATTGCCATATTGGCTCTCCTTCTTGGTTGCTGCGCCTTCGGCCAATTCCGTTCGCGCAGTGGTTGAACTATGCCACAAAATAATGTAGCATGTCAATACCTAAACAAAGTTTTTTTATAAAGGCCCAAAATATGATGACCCTGGAACAGATTCGCAATGCCTTGTCCGACAGGATGCCGGCCAAGGTAGCAGAGGCCACAGGCCTGCACTACAACACCATCCGAGAGGTGCGCGATAACCCAGATGCCAACCCGACATACAAGGTAATACTGGCGTTGTCCACCTACTTGGAAAGCCGCAACAATGACAACCAAGGCTGAAGCGGCACTTATCTACGCATCCTGGGGCTGGCATGTTCTGCCAGTCGTGCCAAATGGCAAGGTTCCTGCCACCCAGCATGGGGTGAAGGATTCCACCACAAACCCTGAGCAGATCTCCAGGTGGTGGACACAAAACCCCGATTTCAACATCGGCATTGCGGCAGGCGAGCGATCTGGCATCGTTGTTTTCGATGTGGACCCAAGAAATGGTGGCGATGCATCTTGGGCCATGTGGCTGCAAAATAATGGCAATGTGCCAGATGGTGCCATGCAGATGACTGCTGGCGGTGGTGAGCACCACATCGGCGTCTACCACCCGGATATCAGATCCTGCAAGCTATGCGAAGGTGTAGACCTGCTGGCAGATGGTCGGTACTTCGTGGCATTCCCATCCACCATCGAAGGGCGCAGCTATGTGTGGGAGGCGTCATCCGACCCATTTGATGGCGTAGCACCGTTCATTATCCAAGACAGTTGGATGCAGGCCTACAGGGCCATGCGCAAGCCGGAAAACAAGCAGGTGGCCAGCACAGGAGGCGGCTTAATCCAAGGCAGCCGAAACAACGGCCTGACGGCTCTGGGCGGCGCAATGCGGCGCTACGGCATGACAGAGGCCGAGATTATGGCGGCGCTGTCGATTGCCAACGAGACCCGCTGCGAGATACCGCTGCCATCGTCCGAGCTGTCACAGATTGTCAAATCAGTTTGCCGGTACGAGCCGGAGTCTGATGTGGCAGCGTCAACCAGCATTGGCAGCGATGCAGCAGAGGCTATCCTGGCGGCCACCAGGGCTGAGGTGCAGGAATATTACTTCACCAGGGCAACGTCCTACCTTGGGCAGCCAGCTCCTCTGCGGTGGATCATCAAGGGTTGGATTCCAGACAGCGGCGTTAGCATGGTCTACGGCGAGTCAGGTTCTGGCAAGACCTTTATCTCCTTGGACATGGCCTGCCACATTGCTGCAGGCCTGCAATGGCACGATCACAAGACCAAGCCTGGTCTGGTGGTCTACATGGCCGGCGAGGGCAACTACGGCCTGCGCCAGCGGGTTACTGCCTGGTGCAAGACGCACGGTGTCCAAAATCTGGACAACCTGTTGATCTCGAATAAGGCGATTGACATTGACAGCCCAGCTGCTGCGGCCCAGATCATCAATGCAGTGCGCGAGATTACCCAAGACGATGCAGTGGCGATTTTCATTGATACGCTTAACAATCATATGTCCGGAAATGAAAACGATGCCAAGGACTCCCGCAACATGCTCAACGCCTGCAACATTGCGGCTAGGGCGCTAAGCGCCAGCGTGTGCCTCAATCACCACACAGGGCATGCTTTAGAGGCAAAGCATCGCGCTCGCGGATCAAGCGCTTGGAAGGCGTCGATGGACGCAATGATACTGGTGGCCAAGAGCGACGACAGCATCGAAATTACCTGCACTAAGATGAAGGACGCAGAACCTCCGAAGCCGTTATTTGGCAAACTCCAGACCGTGCCGCTAGGATGGATTGACGAGGACGGCGAGGAAATTAAAGGCGCAGTATTTGTTATTGAAGAAAATGCACCAGAAAAAAAACCTAAAAAAGAATCTGAAATTCAAAAAGATATTAGGAAATTCACAAATGCCTGGTGGAACGCTGGCGCAGAAGAACGAGAAAAAATACCTTATTTATCGCGCAGCGCATTGATTGAGTATTTAATTAAAAATGAAGGATTATCAGAATCCACTGCAAAAACATACGCTCAGGAAAGCAAAAAAGGCAGGCTGATTTATAACCTGCTGAACGCTCAGATTATCGTGGCTCACCAGCATGGATGGGTGGTCTCGGACAACGCAACTGCAGCGACTTTGATGGTTCGCAGGGCAGAAAAGTAGGGTGGGACAAATGGGACAGGACAGGACAAAGTGGGACAAATGTCCCATGGACAAGGCGTCGGCAGACTGGGACAGGACGGGACACACTCCTTTAGGAGTGTCCCAATTGTCCCAGCCACGATGTGGCGAAAATTGACCTAGAATGAGGCAACCTGTGGATAAGTGCAAAACCTGCGGATTAGACCAGCTCAAGATCGCAATCACCAACATCGCATCAGGTGCTACGGTATATCCGATCTACTGCGCAGCGTGCGGCGAGGTATTCGCAAAATATGTGAAGAAAAGAATTGCTCAAGAATATGCGCGAGAAAATGGACAACTTAAATATGTGAAAACAAAAACAGCGAAATATATTGAGAAAAAACAAATTCAAATTAAATGCGAGGTGTGCGATGCAAATGAAGGTGAATTGCACCATTGGGCACCACAGTATTTATTCGGCGATGAAGCAGACAGATGGCCCGTTAATTATCTTTGCCGAGAGTGCCATCGCAAATGGCATGATCTTGTGACACCTGAAATGGGGAAAGTAAAATGACAACCAACGTAAACGAGCTGCTATCCTACAGCCTCAAAAAAGAAGACAATAACGCATGACCACAAAATCACACAATCCAGCAGACAAGGTCGAACGCTGGAGCATCGACAAGCTGGTGCCTTATGCACGCAACGCCAGAACGCACAGCGATGAGCAGGTCGGCCAGATCGCTGCCAGCATCAAAGAGTGGGGTTGGACAACGCCAGTTCTGGTGGATGAGCAAGGCAGCATCATTGCAGGCCACGGCAGAACACTGGCCGCACAGCGACTACAAATGACCGAGGTTCCTGTCATGGTGGCCAAAGGTTGGTCAGATGCCAAGAAGCGTGCCTATGTGCTGGCCGACAACAAACTGGCCATGAATGCAGGCTGGGACAATGAAATGCTGGCGCTTGAGCTGGGCGAGATTGGTGATCTTGGCTTTGACCTCGATCTGACTGGCTTCACAGCCGATGAGATCGCAGCCTTGATGCCAGAGCAAATCGAGCCTGGTCAAACTGACGAGGATGCGGTGCCAGAAGTTCCAGAAAATCCGGTCACTGTTCTTGGCGATGTTTGGATTCTTGGAAAGCACCGGCTCATGTGTGGAAGCAGCACTGTATTGCACGACATTGAAAAATTGATGAATGGCGTTTCTCCAGATTGCATTCATACAGATCCACCTTACGGAATGAATGCTGTAAGCAAATCATCAGTTTTGAAAAAGAATTACAAAATTGATATTCTTGGCGATGACACGCCAGACGTTGCAAAAGATGCTTTTCGCTTGATCTATGGAATGTGGCCTGATGCAAAACAAATCTGGTGGGGAGCGAATTACTACTGCTCCGTCTTGCCAGACAGCGAATGCTGGTTGGTGTGGGACAAGAACAATGGGCAATCAGATCAAACAGACTGCGAACTGGCTTGGGCAAATTTCCGCAGCGTTGTTCGGCAGTTCACGCTTGCATCAGAAAAGACCAACCGAGTCCATCCAACTCAGAAGCCGGTGGCATTGATGGAATGGATTTTGAAGAGGTTTAATTTGTCGGTGAAAACAGTTGCTGACTTCTTTGGTGGATCTGGTTCAACGTTGATTGCAGCAGAAAAACATGGCGCTCAAGCCTTTATCATGGAGTTTGATCCAAAGTTCGTCGATGTGATCGTCAAACGCTGGCAGGACTTCACTGGCAAAATCGCAACACACGCAGAAACTGGAAAGCCTTTCGCGGAGGTTAAAAATGGCAACGAAAAAGCAACAGCAGAAGCAGCCTGAAGCTGCTGAAAAATCGGTCATAAAAAAGCAAGGCGGCCCCAGGCCGAACAGCGGTGGAGCGCGCGAAGGGGCTGGACGACCGGCATTCCAGCCCACTGATGTTGAGCGCAAGCAGGTCGAGGCGCTGTCCGGCTACGGCCTGCCCATCGAGCAGATCGCAGTCCTGGTGCGCGACGGCATCGACACCGACACCCTGCGCAAGCACTTTGCCCAGGAACTGATCTCGGGCAAGGCCAAGGCCAATGGGCAGGTAGGGAAAACCCTGTTCCAGAAGGTCATGGCAGGCGACACGGCCGCAGCCATCTGGTGGTCAAAGACCCAGATGCGTTGGAAGGAAGTGCAGCAGCACGAGATCACTGGCGCTGATGGTGCCCCCATTGAGTTCCGCAAGATCGAGCGCGTGGTAGTCAAGAAGTGACCACCCTGCGCATCGAGACGCCTGAGTGGGCGCTGCCGCTGCTGGAGCCTGCACGCTACAAGGGCGCATACGGTGGTCGTGGCTCTGGCAAATCGCATACCTTTGCCGAGATGATGATCGAGGCACATATCATGGACCAGAACAGCCGCAGCGTCTGCGTGCGCGAGGTCCAGAAGTCACTGGCGCAGTCGGTCAAGCGCCTGCTAGAACTCAAGATCGAGCAGATGAATGCTGGTGCCTACTTCGAAATCCAAGAGGCCGTCATCAAGAGCAAGAAGGCCGATGGTCTGATTATCTTCCAGGGCATGCAAAATCACACGGCCGACTCGATCAAGTCTCTCGAAGGCTACGACCGCGCATGGTGCGAGGAGGCGCAGAGCCTGTCCCAGCGCAGCCTGGACCTGCTGCGTCCGACCATTCGAAAGCCAGGCTCCGAGCTGTGGTTCACATGGAACCCAAGCAGGGCCAGCGATCCAGTGGATACCTTGCTGCGCGGCCCCAAGCCGCCGCCAGACGCCAAGGTTA